TCACTAGCTACATTTCCAGAACGCACAGCAGATGCTTTGTCTGGTGAAATGCAGAAACAAAGGTTAGAAACAGGGACATACAGACCAGACTGGACTCCCTTTAATTCTTACGATAACCCAATCGAAACTAAAACGTGGTGGGGTAAACAGCTACGAGGACTAATACATTTTGGTTCTATGGCAGCTGGTACAATATTAGCAGCAAAAGGTGCAGTAGCTACAGGTTTAGTAACAATACCAGCAGGGCTTACAGCTTTAGCTGGTAGTACTATAGCCAGAGGAGCAGCTATTGGAGCTGTATCTGATCTTGTATCTAAAGAATCAGATGAACAAAACGCATTAGGTGCATTACGTGACCGTTATGGTTGGGTAGATACACCTATAAGTACTAAACAGACTGACCATCCTATAATGATGAAAGTAAAAAACATCGTAGAAGGTATGGGTATAGGTCTAATATTTGATGGATTAGCTTATACACTTAAGAAAGGTAGTAAAGAAGCTGTTGATCAGATAACAAAACGAAACAAAAGTCTAAAAAATCAAACTGTACAAGCTGGCGTAGCCCAGTTACGTCGTGGTGAAGCTGAGTTTAGAGCTGATAAAAACGCACCATCTGCACAACCACATCAGGGTGCTCATATATCAGAAGTAGAACCAGAAGTTGCTAGACAACAACTATCTAAAACACGTAAAGACTGGGGATCTGAAGATGGATCTACAGGTTCTGTGACTACACCAGTAGAACGTGAAAGCATAGCACAGTATGGTGGTACAGATGATGCAACAGTAGAACGTATATTTCGTGGACTAGTAAGTAGTGAAAAGTTTGCAAAAGAATTAGAAGCTGCAAAAGGATCTAGGCAAGCATTAGCTGAAAAGTTTAGAGAGTCAATAGAAGCACATCAACGTGTAACACAGGGAAGAAATCCTGTAGACATGACACCACAAGAATATCTAAAAGAATTATTTGAAACAAATGATGTTATAGATAATCAAGAAGTATGGACATCTAAAAATGTAGTTACAGCTGATTTAATATTAGGTACACTACTTAAACAGCTAAGAGATACTGGTATTGCTGGTAGAGAAATAGCTGATTTAGTTAGTCTTGATGATGTAGACGGACCAGCTAAACAGATTGTAGATACAATGTTAACTGCATTATATGAAACAAAGAAATCTAGATTTGTAAAGTCTGATTCATTTAGAGCATTAGGTGCAGCTAAAAAAACTAAAAAAACTGTTGAAGAAGCTGTAAGTAAAGAGATGGTAGATGCAAGAGAATCTATTATGTCAGTGTTGAAGATAGCAAAAGATGATGATAATGATGACATGATAAATGCGTTGTTTGAAGCTTTTTCTATGATGGAAAATGTTAACACACTAGATGACTTTGATAGATGGGCTCGTACTTTAATACTTGGTGGTAAATTAGATGTAAATGCACCTGATCGTACAGGTGTAATGATAAGAGAACTAGAAGGAGTTATGACTCACAGTGTTCTGTCTGGTCCTAAAACACCAGTACGAGCAATTATGGGTACATCTGCTGCAACATTTTTAAGACCTTTAGCTACGGCTCTAGGTTATACACTAAAAGTTCCATTTACTGGAGAAGTTGCTGCAATGCGAGCTAGCCTAGCTAGTGTTAATGCTATGATAGAAGCTGTACCAGAGTCACTACAACTATTTAAAACAAAGCTTAATGCTTACTGGAAAGGTGATATAAGAACTATTAAAACACGTTTCTCTGAGTTTTCTCAGGGTGATGACAACTGGGAAATACTACGCCGTTGGGCAGAAGATAGTGGAAGAGCTAATGCTGGAGAAGTAGCAGCGTTTCGTGTAGCTAATTTAGCACGTAATGCAAACAATGCTAACTTACTAACTTACTCTACTAAACTTATGGCTGCGACTGACGATGCTTTTGCATACATATTAGGTCGTGCTAAGATGCGTGAAAAAGCTATGCGTAATGCTTTAGAGTTACAAAACAATGGTATACAAACTCCTAAGATTACAAAAGAGTTAATGAAAGCATACGAAGATGATTTTTATGCTCAAGTATTTGACTCTGCTGGTAACATAGTAGATGAAGCAACTTTGTTTGCACGTAAAGAAGTTACACTTACACAAGATCTTACAGGCTTTGCAAAAGGATTAAACGATGTATTTTCTGCTACACCATTAGCTAAACCATTCTTTTTGTTTGCTAGAACTGGTGTGAATGGACTTACTTTAACGGGGAAGTATACACCGGGTTTTAACTTTTTAGTCAAAGAGTTTAATGATATAGCATTTGCTAATCCTAATGATTTAGCAAGTGTGAATAAGTATGGTATATTTACACCAGAAGAATTAGCTAACGCTAGAGCTTTACAAACAGGTAGATTATCTATTGGTGCTGCTGTTACATTTACAGCTATACAAGCTTGGATGCGTGGTGACTTACATGGTAACGGACCAGTTGACAGACAGAAAAGACAGATGTGGCTTGACAGTAGATGGGAACCTAGAACAATTAAACTGGGTGATGTACGTGTTGGCTACGACAACTTTGAACCCTTCAACCTTATTATGTCTACAATAGCTGACATAGGTGACGCAAGTGAACTTATGGGAGAAGAATGGACAGAAAATGAACTTGGTAAAATATCATTAGTTATAGCTCAGGCAGTTACAAGTAAATCTTATCTTGCTGGTATTCAGTCATTTGTAGACTTATTCGGTGGTAGACGTGGGCAAATTGCACGTATTAGTGGTAGTTTAGTTAATAACAGTGTACCTTTAGCTGGTTTACGTAATGAATTAGGTAAGTTATTTACCCCTTATATGCGTGAACTAAACTCAGGTGTTATACAGTCTATACGTAATCGTAACGCATTTTTTGAAGGTTTGACTGGTGTTAACCCATTAGCTAACCCATTACCTATTAAGTATGATATGCTCAATGGTAGAGCTATTGACGATTGGGATTTCATGACTCGTGCTTATAATGCTACAAGTCCTATAAGTCTTAATTTAGAGCAAAGCCCGGGTAGAGCTTTCTTGTTTGATAGTGGTTATGATCTAAGACAGTCTACATACTACGCACCTGACAGTACAAACTTAACAGATACACCAGAAATTAGATCTAAATTTCAACGAGCTATTGGCTTACAAAATTTACAACGTCAACTAGATAAATTAGCAGTTAATCCTAAAGCTATTGCTTCTATGGAACAGATGTATTCAGATATAAAATCTGGTAGACGTGCAGATTTTGATGCTAGAGATTACTGGCATAATAGACAAATAGATAAAATGTTTCAAAAAGCTCGTAGAATTGCTTGGAACTCAATTAAACAACAATCTGATATACTTGCCGTTATTGAAGAACAACGTCGTAACAAACTTGAACAAAGAAAAAAACAACAACAAACGGCCAACATTCTTAACATATATAAATAATTATGACTTTTACAACATTAACAAGAGTTGGGCAAGGTAACGGTTCCAGTGACTTACGTTATGATTTTACTGGTGCTAGTTTACAAAAAACTGATATTCAAGTTACCGTTATTGAAAGTAGCACTTCTTGGGATAGTTTTAGTGCATACAGCACCAACGCTGAAAGATCTTATAATGGTAATCTTTATAAAGCAACTGGTTCAATTTCTGCCGGACAAAACCCTCCTATTCACACAACTGGTACAGTAAATAACTGGCTGTTTTTACGGGCAACATCTATAGGTAAAAATATAAATACTCATTATACAATCCCCACTTACAGTACTACAACTGGTGGTACTGTTGAATTTATTGCCGGAAGTGATAATGGACTAACTTCAAGAGGATTTGCTACAGGCTCAACTGTTAACAATTTTACAGTTAGAATTGAAAGAGTTACTAGTTCTAATCCCATAGTAGAGTTTGCTGCTGGCTCATCAGTTAAAGCAGCTGATTTAAATAAGCAAAATAAACAAGCTCTATTTGTAGGTGAAGATACAAGAGAAGCTGTAAACAGTTTAGCTGTTGGAGATCCTCAATCTGCTTTTCAAGTAAGTGGATCAAATATTATATCTAATTCAATTACAACTGGTAAGATTGACAATGGAGCTATTGTTAATGAGGATATAAATGTAAGTGCAGCTATAGATGGAACTAAGATATCTCCAAATTTTGGTAGTCAGGATATTACTACAACTGGAAGTCTTGATATTCCATACAGAATACAAACAACATCAAATCCCTCTGGTACAATTTTTGGTGGTACTGATTTTGGTTTTGGTGTTGTACCCAGCGGTACACCCTCAAATAAAAGTGTCTTTATAGCGATTGGTGATGGAGATACTGGTATTGTTCAAGATACTGATGGTCAGTTAGAACTTTGGTCTAATGCTGAGGAGGTTGCAAACTTTAATAATGTGGATGGAATTACTACCAGTAAAAAAATTACTGCAAGTGATATTAATGTCGCTAATGAAATTTATATGGGTGGCGACATAAATACTGCTAATTCTCATAAATATTTGGATGTTCAAACAGGTACAACAGAAAGCTTTTTTATAAGAGGTACTGAAGCTAATGAGGTACATTCAAGTCCAACTCGAGACATGCTTCGATTAACTCATAATGGTACAACAGGTGGTGGTACAGCTTACGCTGATAACTTTATAGGTGGCGGAGCTGGTTTAACAAACTTAAATCCAGCAAATATTGCAAACGGAACATTACCAGCTGGAGTTACTGGAGCCGCTTTTACTAACAAACCAGCTTGGTATATGCTTAATCCAAAACAGGCAAATGGTACTTCTGAAATAAGTATTTCACCTAACACGTGGACACTTGTTGGTGGCTATCTAACTGATGAAAGTGGTACTCATGCTGAAAGTGGTACAAATACTTCTAACGGTGACTTTACAATTCCCGCTAACAGAGCTGGATTTTATGTAATATTTGGAGGAGTTTCAGTTGTTAACCTAGATCAGGGTGATGTTATTCAAATTCAATTTTATAAAAACGGCGTTGCAATTGGACCAGAACATAGAGATTTTAGCGGAATAGCAAACCAAACTCTTACTACAAGCTTAATAAGACTTGGAAACTTTGCAGCTGGAGATGTTATTCAAGTTGCTGTACGTCATAACGAACCCGGATCTAGAAACCTAGATGGAGCTAAATGCTTTTTTGGTGGCTTTAGATTATTAACTTAACTTTAAAATAAAAACAAACAATGACTTATCCAAGTAAATACAAAGACGCTCAAGTAGAAATCTTGGGCGAAGTAGGCACTGCAAAACAACGCAGTGCTACAACAACATCCGCCAATATTGCACTGACATCAACTACTCGCAGAGTTTCTATTAAAGCTGTAGGAGCTGACATGAGATACGCATTTGGTGGAAGTACAATAACAGCAACAACTACATCTCACTACATAGGAGATGGAGAAAGACTTGACTTTGCATGTCCAGAAGGTACTTACATAGCAGTAGAAACAGTTAGTGGTACTGGTACTTTAGAAATTACGGAGCTAGTTTAATGAAGACAAGTGGCACAATGA